AACTCAACAAAGAGGACAATCAATGAGCATACAAAATGCTACATTAAAAGAAAATGCCACAAGCTTGACTGTTGTGGGCGGGGACGACTTGGTTTTTACAACCGATGGTGAAACCGTGAAATCTGGGGTTCATACCTCAGCGGCTGCTGTAACTGACTTCCGTATTCGACCGCAAATTACATTGCAAAATCGTAATCCACGGTTGGTCAACGGGGTATTTACTAAAGGTAAACGGACTATTAAAGCCGTTTTCCCGAAGATCCTTGCTGACGGAAGTATATCATACAATGTCTGGCGACATGAGTGCGAAGTGCACCCAGAATGCTCAGTAGCAGAATATGATAACCAAGCGCTGATAAACGCTCAGATTTTGAGCCAAACTGCATACCGTAATTTTCTTCTTACGGGGTCGCTTGAGTAATCATGCTGTGGGACATAATATCTTTCGTTGAGATTTCTTACATCGAAATACTATTTGAAATCATAGCATGGTTCGTAAGTATCTTGATCAATTTCTGATCATAAACCTTTACTAGGAGTACCTATGAAGACTAACAAGCGATTAAAAAAGATAACTTTCTCCTTAAGTGAAGATGTTGCGTCTGGTGAGAGAAAATTCTCCCAACGTATATCTAAACACGTTCTCAATATGGACCTAAGAGAGGGATTAAACCCAATCTCGGCCAATCTTATTGTAGAACTTATCCATGGATCAGAATCATCATGTGACTTAACACGCGAAGTGTTAGACGATATGAGTTTTTCTGACCTGATAGAACTTTTCCTCACCCAGTTTGATAGGGGAGGGGAGAATGGAGGACGTTAAAAAGCAGTCTAATCAGGCGCGTCAAGCTCGCAAGAGTAAGACGAAAAAAGCTAAGCCGCTTAGGAAAGGTAATAAGGTGCCTAAATATGACACCGACCTACTGGCACGGGGTGTTTTCTCGTGTCTCTTAAGAGATTTCCGCGCGATACATGGTTCAGATTTCTGTAAAGGGGAAGAACATCTTCTCTTCAGGGATCTCAAAGAGTTACGGGAACATAAACGTCCTGGTGCAGCGAATGTGAGCCCGTCTTTCTTCAAGGCGCAAGCTCAAATAGCTACTCTTTTGAAAAAGTATCGCTTTGCAAATGATGTCTACAATGACGATCAACTTGAAGTCAATACGCTGAAAAGTTATTTTGATGCTCAAGAAGACTTCTGTAAATTCCCTCTTCAGACAACGTTGTCTAAGAAGGTACTGCAGGAGGCGCGGAAAATCGCGCGAGACATACTCGGGGAATACTCCGAGGTAGATGTGCAAGAACTTGCAAAATTCGGTAAAAACAGTTCCATTGGATGTCCTTTAGCCCTTGCTCATATTGACTATAAATTGTCAACAGTGGAGGCATTTACGGGACCGTCTGTTTTGTCAAATTGGTTTCGCTCGAAAATAATTGATGGTGACATCACTTTAGAGCGTTTCTTGAAGAAGCATTTGCCTACCGAAGCATTGGAGGCAGGTGCAGCTAATCTGACAATCGAATCTCTAATCCTAAAACAAGTTCCAAAAAGTTGGAAAACTCTGCGTACGATAACTCCGTTATCCTTGCTAGGACTTTTTTATAGTCATGGCATAGGAGGAGTGGTCACAGAGAAACTTAAATCAGTGGGCCTCAATATATCGAAGCTCCAAATGCGACAC